TTGGGAAAGCAAATTTTAAAAACCCCGATTTGCTATAATAGATGCATACTCTTTGTTGAATTTTTATAGCAGGGGGACAGTACCAGATAAAATGAATTAAGAAAGGGGTAACTGATTATGCGTGCGAGGTCAAGAGATGAAATTGTGGTAGTTTTGTCGGACAAGAGGCTTTTAAGTATGGATGAATTCTGTATTTATGCCGGACTCGGAACCAATACGGCCAGAAATATAGCTGAAACGACAGGTGCTTTGTTCAGGGTGGGACACCGTGTACTGGTGGACAGGGTAAAGTTTGATAAATACTGTGATGAAAACAGTGAGATAGAAGCAGGGGTGAAGTGACAGCGGAAGTATATCCAGTGTCGCAATAATATGTCTGAATAAATAAAGTGAAAGAAGGTGAAAGAATGAGCAGGGATAGTCCGGACATGGAAGATGACAGCATGGAAACTGAAACTATCAGCGATGCGGAACATATTGCATGAATCAAATTAACAGATTGAAGGAGAGGACTATGGAACAATTATTTATAGATTTGGAAAAGCTGGCATCAATACCTGGCATTGAAAGTTATTTACATATAATCTCAGACGAAGGAGATAAAATTATAAGCATCAGAGATTTTGCAAAAGCTGTTACAGATGGCGAATTTATAAAAGCAGACGTAAACGGTAAAATCGGATTTATTACAGATAACCCGGATAAAGGCCTGCGTAATTCCATTTTCCGCGGAAAGTGTCTTGGGGATTCATTAACAGCAGAGCAGGCAGCGGCAATCAAAGCGGGAACGTTTCAAGATATGTTTGTTGGCGATTACTGGACAATCGGTGGGGTGAATTACCGCATTGCCCATCTTGATTACTGGCTGCGGTGCGGGGATGCAGAATGCACGAAGCACCATGCCGTCATAGTTCCTGACACCTGCCTGTATAATGCACAGATGCATAACACTGCATCCGGGCAGTATGAAGCAGGCGCGGCAAATACGACGGAAGGCGGCTATATCGGCAGTGATATGTACAAGACGGGGCTTAACCAGGCAAAAGCTATAATAAATGAGGCATTTGGAGCGGATCATATTCTGTCCCACAGAGAGCTGCTTGTAAACGCTGTCACAAATGGGAAGCCAAGTAACCATGCGTGGTATGACAGTACCGTGGAACTGATGAATGAGTGTATGGTGTATGGCAGTTACATTTTCACTCCGGCGTGTGACGGAACATTTATTTCATACCGTTATACCATTGATAAGTCACAGCTTGCGTTGTTTGCGCTGCGTCCGGATCTGATCTGTAACCGTGTGGCCTGGTGGCTGCGTGACGTTGTTTCGGGCGCGCATTTTGCGGATGTGAACTGGCACGGCCATGCGGACTGTAGCTACGCTTCCGGTTCTTCTGGTGTGCGCCCGGCTTTCGGTATCTGTTAATCTTTAATCTCCACCCCTTGCGGGTGGAGTGAACGGAGCTTGAAAAAGGCGGTGCCAAAGAAAAACAGGGAAAACTATAGGAACCAGCTGTTACCATCACCGGTTCTTGCGGAGTGGTGCTGCAATAAATAAAAATGCTGTCCGAAATGACAGGTGAATTGTTCGGACGCGGAGATCAGGGGCATGGGAGGACGGAAAAAAAAGTATGTTCCAAAGAGCTGGGAATCAAAGGGGGGAAACCTATATGGATGATTGTGGCAGGATGCGGGCGGATACTTCTGCAAACATCTATGAGAGCATGCTGACATCGGATGCTTTTGCCCTGCTCACAACCAAACAGCAGATACTGTATGTTTTCTGCAAGGCACAGTATTACGGAAAACGGAAACCAGAGAAAGATTTTCCGGAAGTGGAGCAGATGCAGGGGGCAGAGCTGTTTTATCTCAACTGGGCAGCAGTGCAGCAGTACAGGCTGTATAAGCCGTCCATGGACAAGAATTTTTATCAGGATATGAAAGCCCTGTGTGACCATGGGCTTATAGAAAAGGTTGCCAGTGGGAAAGGCCGGCGGCAGAAGTCCATTTATAGGTTTTCTGACAGGTGGAAAACATGGCAGCTGCCAGAGGGATGATTTTATTTTGCATCTGGTTCTGAAACCAGATAATATCTGGCTCTGAAACCAGATATAGGATAGAAATTACAGGTTTCTATCTGGTTCTGAAACCAGAGTACTTTGTAAAAAACAGGTGTGTTCTATCTGGTTCTGAAACCAGAGATATATAAAGTTTACCATATCTTTACATCCAGAGGAAATTATTTATGAAAGGGTAAAAGTGCCTGCGGCCTGAAAGCGATTCGGAGCTGGAAAGCCTGACTGCTTCCGCAGAAAGGCTTTCATAAACAGGTGTCTGGCAGTGCTTCGCTGCTGAATCCATTGTAAGGGAGTGGACAGGGGATGTCAAATGAGGAAATAGTCGAGCGGATCCAGAAGGGGATTGATACAGCTTTGAATCAGGAACGGCTTTTGAATCAAAACCGGAAATTTGTCCGGCAACAGGTTCGCAGGCTCTGTGGCTGCATGGATAATGAGGCAGATTTTGAGGATTATGAACAAGAAGGCTCTATCGGCCTGCTGACTGCTGCCATGAGATATGATAAAGGCAGGGGTACGTGTTTCCTGACCTGTGCCGGCTATTATGTCAAGGCAGCGGTTATCCGTTACAGTGAAAACTGTTGCTCCAGCGTCAGGGTGCCCGTATATCTGAAAGAGCGGATCCGGAAGTATGCAAAGTACAGGCAGCAGTGTATGGATGAAAAAGGCAGGTATCCGACAAGGGAGGAGCTTCTTGAAGTGTTGCATATTTCTTCCCGGTCGCTGGACCATCTGGAGAAGACCATATATAACATGAAGGCTGTCAGCATTGATAAGGACTATACTGATGGAGACGTGGAAAGTCCCCTGGTCAGTATGCTGCAGAGCGGCGAGGATATTGAGGAACTGATTACATACAGCGTTTACAGCCAGGATTTGAAAAAAGCTCTGGATTTAGCACTGTCTATTCTGGATGCACAGACGGTCCGTGCTGTCCGGAGCATTTATTATCAGGGAAATTCTGTGAAACAGACAGCACAGATGCTTGGATGCAGCGCCCAGGCAGTTTATGAGAAAACACGCAAAGGGTTCTGGAAGATACTGCACAGCCCGCACAGGGCAGAGCTTGAGAGTTTTATGTGGGATGGATACCGATATAATGAGTATGCTTATTCTGAATTCGCAGAACTGGAGTATGAAGAAAGCGAATTCCTGATATGAAGGGGCAGGCTATGGATTATGACTGGAAATATTTTATGGATGGAATAAAAGCGGACAGAGCCGGCATGGATACGGATCCCAGGGACAGGCCTGCAGCCAGGGCTGTTATGTACAGGATGGATAAAGACTGGCAGAGACAGGCTGAAAAGTGTATCAGGGATATGCTGTCGGATTACAGGCAGCAGTGTGGTGATGGAAATGTGCTGGCTGAGGAACTGGTGAAAGCCCATGCGGAATACTGCAGACTGCTGCCTGATAATGAAATGGCAAAAAGGCGGCATAATTCCCTTGTTTACCGGTATATGATGAAGACGGCGCTGCACAACAAGGCAGTTGCTGTAAAGATGGGTGTATCCAAGGATACCGTTCAGAACGATATCCGAATGGCGGTAAATGAAATGCTGGTTCTTTGTTTTGGGCTTCCTGCAGCCAGAAGCAACCCCAAAACATACCAGAATGGGGTAAAGGAACTGCTGCACAATTATCTGCTGGTAAACCAGATGGGAAGCATCAGGAGTGTCATGCCGTGGGAAAACTGGCAGAAGGAACGGGAGAAATGCCAGAGGGTGACGGCAAGGGCAGTCAGATGCCTGAATAATGCTGTTAGATTGTACGAGAAGTTTATTGACGGAAGTACTTATCCTGATATGCAGCAGAGGCCGCTGGAGATTATGCGGGAAATTTATTTTAAAGGCAGCAGTATAGCAGCTATGGCAGAAGAATGGCAGATATCAAAAGACACTGTTTATGCGGATATAAAGAAAATGACCGGGCGGCTGGCGGAACTGGTGGAGCTCACGGCAGTGGAAGGGCAGAAGCTGGGAAGGTAGTTAAAAGATGGGGAATAAGGGTAACTGGGCGGATTCCGAAAGGAAATCATTTTGTTGGCATATGGGGCAAAGGCCATTGCCAGATATGCCTGCCTGTTTCTCTGATTGCCCGAAATTTGACATGTAACAGCTTGGACGTTATTTTATATGCCTAAAGCATAAAACAGGCAGGACGGGCAGAATACGGGCTTGTGGTGATGTAGAATGGACTGCTGCCTGTGCAAAAATATTGGAGAATAGATTTATACTCAGAAATGAGTAAAAGAATTGCAGCAGACAGTTGAATGCTTCAAAAGATATTAGCAAAAGGGAGAATTGAAAGAATGAAGGAACTAAGAAAAATTGAAGAAGGACTTGTACCAGTGTATGAGACAAGTACCGGACAGAAAGTTGTGTACGGGAGTGAATTATATGGGTGCATAGGAAGCAAGCGGCAATACGCTGACTGGATCAGGGGAAGAATCTCAGAGTGTGATGCAGTGGAAAATGAAGATTATGAGACTTTTTCACAAAATAGTGAAAAACCTTCCGGCGGAAGACCCAAAACAGAATATATTATACAGCTGGATATGGCTAAGGAAATGGCGATGCTGGAGCGGAATGACAAGGGAAAGCAGGTGCGCAGGTACTTTATCCAGATAGAAAAGAAGTATAAGGGCAGCAGATCAGTAGGCATACCGACAGGAAAACAGCTTATGGCATTAGCTGTCATAGAAGCACAAAAGACCATTGCGGAGCAGAACCAGGAAATAGAACGTATGCGGCCTAAAGAGATATTCGCGGACGCAGTGACGGCTTCCCACAGTTCTATCCTGATCGGAGAGCTGGCAAAGATTATCCGGCAGAATGGCTTTGATACGGGTGAAAAGAGGCTGTTTCAGTGGATGAGGCAGGAAGGGTACCTGATCCGGAGGAATGGGACGGATTATAATATGCCAACGCAGCGCAGCATGGAAATGAAGCTGTTTGAGATCAGGGAGCGGACGGTCACGAACCCGGATGGGAGTATCAGGATCACGAAGACGGTGCTTGTGACGGGAAAGGGGCAGCAATATTTCATAAACAGGTTTTTACAGAATCAGGAAGGAAGCTAACAGGCTGTGTCCAGTGGCAACGGTAATTAAAAGGGGCTATGGCTGTATATTGTAATATGCATTGAGCAACAAAGGACTCTCCATTGTGTAAAAATGTCCAATGGAGGAAATTATTGTGTTATGAATCAGAGAAATGGGTGTGATAATGTGTTTCTTTGCAGATTCCGTTACATTGTAACGCTGATGTAACAGTGTGGTAACGGGGTGTAACGCTGGTATTATGCGATATCTTGAGAGTGTCATGAGGATGTAATGATTTGATGCTCTCTTTTTGTTTGTGATAATATACTGCTGCTGGCTCTGATAAAAACAGCAGATGCCTATATGGTGTTTGCGCTTTTGTTTAGGACATGAACATACGTTTTCTTTGGAATATATTATGCAATATCTAAATGCTTGCGGATACAAAACAGATGAAAATAAACAGTGAGAACGGTGTTTCCGACCATTTTTCCCAGATGGAGAAAATGGTGAACGTATGTTTTGATACGGAGCGTGAAATGGAAAAGCTATAACAAAGCACTGGTAGAAGCCTCACACGATGATGGCGTGGAAACATCCTTCGTATATGCCGTTTTCCGGGACTAAAAAATGCAACATTGCAATGCCTACGGATGCAAAAACGAATGAATTAAGACTTGGGAATGGCGCTTTACGTTTATTCATGAGTGCTGGAAATGTTGAATATCCTGCTTTCCACGGTTTAAAACGAATAATGCAACGTTGCAATAACAGTGAGTAGAAAATAGGAAAATGTTTGCAACGTTGCAAATGCAGAACAAATGAGAAAAGCCCTGGAAATCTGGACTTTGGAATAACTTGGATGTATTGCTGAATGCTGAAAATGGTTGCTATATATGACTTTTACGAAACAGAAAACGAATGCAACGTTGCAGTAGTATGCAGAATTATGCGGAAAGGAATAGAGCTGTGCACTGCTGCCGAGTGTTTTCATAAAATAGGACAGGCTATGTACAAATTTGAGACAAAAGGCAGGACATTTGTCCGGATATTCATTCCTGGAGCTGGGAGGTTTTATGGGGCAGGGAAAGAACTGCTGCCTGTTATATGCATAGATACAGGTTATCATGAATGCGCTGGAGTTCTTTTGGAAAAGAAACAGCCAGGCATTGTCAGCGCCTGGCCGTTTGCCAGAAAGCTTATGGTCGTCCGACTGGTTATAATTTCCCTCGCAAAATAATTGTAGCATTGCAGGAAAGTTTTCTCGATCAGAGATTGGCGGAAATCTATATAGTGATCTGCATTGTACAAATTGGAATATTTCCAATCTGATTCCAATTAAATTCCAAAAGGATTCCAGCATAGCAGATGTGATTATTCATGGAAGGCAGTAGGGTTGAATGCAGAGTGCTGTATTAGTTGCATAAGTGCTGAGAATCAGATAACTTTAAACATTGTTTTGCCGGGCAGTTCTAAGTGATATGTGAATAAAAAAAGCACCACTGGGAAGTGATGCTGTTATTTTCAATAGTGGGATTCGAACCCACATCTAACCGTTCGCAAAACGGCCGCTTTATCCATTAAGCTATATCGCTATATAAATAGGATTTTATTATAGTATGATTTTGGAGAAATTGCAAGAGGAAAGTAAAAATTTGAGAAAACATATTTTTTAGCTGATAATACACTTCAAGGCAGCAGTTTAGGTAAAGTCCACTGCTGCCTTTGATTATTTAATGATAAGGATATAGATATTGATAAGGCGTATCGGGGCTATATATACTTTTGTGATTTAAGGTATTGTAGTTTAAATGACTTGAAGATATAATACATATATAAAATATGTGCGATAAGGATAGTTAAGACACAATGAAAAGAGATAGAAATTAGTAGGAGGATTTTCTGATGGATGTATTTAATATCTTTTGTGGAGCTTGTTCTGTAGCAGGACTGCTTGTATCTGTTTTTACGGCTTCCAAAGTGGTAAAGATATCACAGACGATGAATTGCAACAATAAGGATGATTATTCCAAGGTTATTAATAAAAGCAAGAATTCTACATACAGCGGATCATATGTGGGGAGGGATAGTATAAATGGGACCGGAAGTAGTGAACAAAAATAGAAATTGTGTTTTTAATGGTCCATATGCAGGCCGTGATCTGTATATTACTATGCTGGAAGATGCTGAACGGGAATTTGTTGTTACGCATAATGCTAATATAAAGCCGGTATCGTATTTTACCGGGCGAGAGACAGAACTTCAAGAGTTGCGCCAGAGGATAGAGGATGGGCGCAAGTCTGTTCTGGTAAGTGGCATGGGAGGGATTGGAAAAACTCATATCTGCCGGAAACTGTTTGAGGGATATCTCAATAAATATGCAGAGAGTAAAGGTGGGGTTTTCAAGCATATCGGATATATTGAGTACAATGGAGATATGGGCAGCAGTTTGCAGAAATGTTTAAAGTTTAAGCAGCAGGATAGTCCTGAACAAAATTTAGAGGCGGCATGGAGGGAACTGGAATATTTGGCATCAGACGGAGAACTGCTGCTGTTTGTCGATAATGTAGACAAGCCTATGTGGGCGGATCCGGGGCTGCAACAATTAAACTCTATTCCAGGGGCGGTTGTTCTGACTTCGAGGCAAGCTTCATTCAGTGATGAATTTGAACCATACCAGATCGGGTTCCTTGGCATGGAGCAATGCAAAGAAATCTATGAGAAAATCCGGTTTAGAGGCAGTAGTAGAAAGGTTGGTCTGGAGGAGGTTGAAGATCTGGAGTATGTCATAGAGAGTCTGGCCGGAAGGCACACGATTACGGTTGAACTTCTGGCACATTTGGCGCGGATAAAAACGTGGCCAGTGAGAAAGTTACGTGAGAAATTGGAAGAAAAAGGTTTTTGTCTGAAATTCCATAAGGGCGGTGAACTTATCAATATCCAGAAATCTTATGAAGCATTGTATGACTTATCTCAGTTGTCACAAGCAGAAAAAAATATTTTGGAGGCATTCGCTATATTTCCATATATTCCCTTGGAATCGGATGTGTGTAACCAATGGCTGTTATCAGATGCAGGGGTTAGTGAAGATGATGATATACTGATGGGACTATATCAAAAAGGATGGCTGCAGTTTGATATAAATTTGGATGGCTATGCGTTGCATCCAGTTTTTGCGCAGTTCATTTATGAAAAATGTAAACCGATAAAAGAGGACCATATAAAATTAGTAGAGGCTTGTCGAAAAAATTTGATGATACCAGAAAGTGGTTCTGCTCTAAAATGTCAGTGCTATATTCCGTTTGTTGAAAGTATAATAATAAAATTGAATATTGGAACGGATATAGAGAATATTGGATTGCTTGAAGCATTTGCTCATTTGTTACAGTATACGGCAAATATACAGAAAGCTGAAATACTATACAAAAAGCTTTTGGATATATATATAAATGTATTTGGAGAGTGGAATGCGGGTACAGCAAAGTGTTATAATAATTTAGCGTATGTGTATCTGAGAAAGAAAAAATATGAAAAAGCTGAAGAATTGCAAAAGAAAAGCTTGAAAATTCAAAAAAAAGTGTTAGGTGAGAAAAATTCAGATACAGCTAATAGTTACAATAATCTTGCCCAAGTGTATGAAAAGCAGCAAAAGTACGAAAAAGCAGAAGAATTATATAAAAAAAGTTTATTGATTCGTATATATACATTGGGGAAGGAAAATTCAGTTACGGCAGGTAGTTACAATAATTTGGCATATATATACCAGATTCAAGGAAAGTATGAAAAAGCAAAAGGATTGTATAAAGAATGTATACGGATTTATGAAAAAGAATTAGGCGAGAGTCATCCAGATACAGCAATCGCTTATAATAATTTAGCTTTATTGTATGTAAAATATAAAAAGTATGAAAATGCATTAGAATATTTCCTTAAAGCATATAAAAATTTGTGTGCTAAACTTGGAATGGAGCATCAATATGTCCAAGTTGCTCAAAAGAATATGGAAACGATATACATCAAAATGCATAGAAGGATTAACTTTGCTGTATGGTTAAAGAGAAAGATGGAAGAATAAATTATTTGTTCAGCAATTTGGCGAATTATATTAAGCAGTAAGAAAGGCATGTGCAGCAGTGGCACACGCCTTTTTCTTTTGTCTATATGCCGAACAGATCGGCATGGGTACCAGTTCTGTCGAGATAGAGCGCATTACCATCTATGCGGTATATGAGCAGCCAATCCGGGGCAATATGGCACTCTCTCCGGCCGACATAATTTCCAACAAGCCCATGGTCTTTGTTGGCGGGCGGCAACGGTGCCAGGATGCAGAGGGTGTTCACAACTTTGTTCAGTAGGCTCATGTCATACCCTCGCTTTATGCACTGCTTTCTGTCCTTTTTGAATTTTGAGGTGGCATTTATTTCTAACATGTCAGTCCTCCGCATCCAGCATGGCAAAGAAGTCCTCTGCGCTGCCTTTGAAATGCTGTCCGTTGCCAGTCCGAATCATTTCATCTGTTTCAGCAAATGCTTCCAGTGTTTCGGAATTGGGTATTTCTTCTGGAACTGCTGCACCTTGCAGATAAGTGACGATATAGTACATTTTGCTTTCCGGTATCTGGTCTATAAGGCTGTGGGCAAGTTCTTTGTAACTCATGGTGAACACTTCCTTTCGATATGGTATTGATTGAATAAAAATATTACAGCTTTTATATATTCAGGGTTGAAAGGTTGATATAGAATCCAGGGTATATGCTGACAGGGATGTCATCAGAAAATGCGTAGTTTGTGGCGCTTTTATTCTGGAAATCGTAGACAATTACCAGATTTCTTTCATGGTCCACAATCCAGTATTCCCGGACACCTGCGGTACGGTATTTAAAAAGTTTTGTGTAGTAATCCATTGGACGGTTGCTTGGTGATACGATTTCGATTATCCAATCTGGAGCACCGGAACAGCCTTTATCTGTGAGCTTGTTACGGTTGCAGATAACGCATATATCCGGTTCAACGTAATTTATATCATCTTCATTCAAAAATACGGCGAATGGAGCAATATTTACCTCACAGATGCCATGATTGCTGTTGATGTATTCGCGGATGGTTGCAAACATTTCTCCGACAATGCGCTGATGCTTTCTGGTTGGTGGTGCCATATAGTATATCTGGCCGTCAATCAGTTCGGCACGTTCTCCATCCGGCAAAGCATAAATATCATCAATGGTATAGAAATTATCCTGTGCTAATGCTGGCATAATAACACTTCCTTTCTTGATGTATGAATAAGTTGAATACAGTAAAATCAGGTGGATGCTTAATAGTAGGTTTCATAATAACGATTATTGCGTATGCCTTCGGTCATAAAATGGCAGATATTATAATCACAGTTATCATATCGGGTTTTGAAATGCTGTTCTATTAACTCAGCATATATTTCTGGATCCATATCATCAGCCATATCAGAACCGGACTGCAGGGCTTGTATTACGCTGTCCATTGCTTTTGAGGATAAGCGTGGGTGTTCCTGGTGGAACTTCGACATATATGCTGAATAATAGCATCTGATAATTTCAACATAATCAGAGCAGTCTTGTATACCAAGTTTATGGCATGATTTGATGATCTGCTTTTCCAGAATGGACCAGTCAAATGGCTTCCGGCTGGTGGCTGTACTGTGCTTTGGCGCGGAACCCTTTAATACCTTTAATTTCTCTGTAGTAGTCTCTGTGTAGTCTCTGGTATAGGTTTGTTCATTTTGGTGTGTTCCATGCATCAGATTTGGTGTGACGAGCATACCATTTTGGTGTGACGGTGCCAAATTATTTAATGCCAGATAGTTAATGGTATACCACTTTGTTTTATCGAAACCAGCTTTGTTGTAGTTGGCAGATATTAATAAACCTTTCTTTTCAAGGGATGTGAATGTACGCTGTATTGTATTCAGATGCCAGAAAGGAAATTGTTTCTGCCACTGTTTATAGGTGTTATACACCCAGTAATGGCCATCAATATAATCCTTCTGGTCATTTTCCTTTGTTTTAAGCCAGTAATGGATCTGTTGCAATACGATAGCTTCATTCAGTCCGATAAGCGTTGCCAATGTCGGCATAACTTGTAATGGTGGTTCATCTAAAAGTAATTTGCTTATTGTCATCACTCCATTCATATATTTGGGTAATAGATAGTTTCGGAACGATAGTATAGGTTATTCAACGGACTGCTGCCTTGCATCATTTAAAAGTCTGGTGAGTACATCATTGCCATATGCAAGGCCAATGTCAAGCTGGTAGCGGAAATCATTGAGCAACTTTTTCGTATCGATCTGTTCAGCGGCTTCCTCGGTGAATGGCTTGTGTGTTTTCAGGCTGGTATTTCTGGATGCAACAGTTGAGGATGTTGCTGGCTGATTTGGAATAGTCTGTTGTTTGGTGGCTGATGAGGCAGCAGTGGATGACAGAGCCCTACTGTCGCGTTCCATGCGTTCATCAATAGCCTTTTTGATGTAGCCGTTCACTGGTTCGCCTGCATTATCTGCAGCTGCTTTGATTTCCTCATATTTTTCTTTTTGAACGTCCAGAGGAATCCGTTTAAGAGCTTTTTTGGCATAATTGTATCGTGATTGCTTTTGGTTCTCAGTTAATGGCATTAAAGCACCGCCTTTCTTTTTATAATGGGGGTGGACATAGTAATATCTTTTTCACCTTACATTGAAAGTATAGCATATTATCAATAACATGTACATGTATAAATGTTCACAAAAATACATGTACATGTTTGTGGAATATTACTATTGAATACATGTACATGTTCTGATATACTAACATCAGAAACAAATAAGAAAGGCATGAGAAAGGAGAGGTCCACATGAGAAATATTAATACGGTTCGCAAGGTAGTAGCGACAATGGCAAACCAGTTACATAAACTTGGTTATTCATTATCCCAGGCATTCAAGACAGCATGGAAGCGTGTTAAGAATTCTATGAAATGTAGAGTAGCCGGCGTTACTTATGAGAAGCGGCAGCAGTTGTTACAGTTCATAGCTGGCAGAAAGCATGAAGACCTGACAGTATATCTGCAGAGGGACAGAGCAAACACAGTTGATAAGAATGCAGTTGCCGTAGTAATCGGAATCGGCAATATAGGATATGCGCACATTGGATATCTGCCAAATGGATTGTCACAGAGCCTTGCCAAAGTAATAGATAAGGGCATAGGACTGCAGGCAGATGTAAAGGTTATCGGCGGATATAGCTATAAGGAAACGTTCGGTGCGCTGGTGAACATTGCAGTATAGGAGGCCGTATGACTCAGGAAGAATTAAAAGCGATGGTGGATGCAGAGGCGCAGCGCCTTGGGATAGGCAGCAGTGCATTCATGGAACGGCACAGGGAGATCATGGAGCTGGCTGACCAGATTCAGCAGCAGAATGAAAAATGCCCCTACCAGAGTACCAGTCCGGCAGAGGCAGAGTAACCCGTCAACTTGTCAAATTAGCAATCAGGGTACGCAGGCAGTATAGCACGACTGCTGCCCTTTGTCAAAAAATTATGAAGATGGAGGAATAGAAAATTGCAGAGCACAGAAATGAAACCACAAAACGGATCCGTAGGGATAGGGGAGATCAGTAAAGAAGGATATGAAGAATTGTATCGGATTGGTGACAAACTCAAAAAGGAAATGAGGGGACTGTATCAGACAGATATGGTTGGCGCTCTTTTAAAACTCCCAGATTATTTGGACATGGAACGGCATGAAAGTGCAGAAGAAAAGAAAAACTTCCAGAAGCTGACAAATTTTCTGGATGGCGGGAAATACTCTTTTAACACCAAAGATACGATTCTCTGCATTACAAATGATTATGGAATTGCGGCAGAAGAAAGCGGTTTCCGGAGAGGGTTTCAGACGGCTATGAGGCTCTGCATGGAAGGAATGAGAGGGGGTGTCTGCTGATAGGCGCTCTTTAGAAAAAAGGGCTGGTAGCAGTGCAGGACAGGGTTGTAAAATGCGGTATGTCTTGCGGAAATGATATTTAAAGCAGCTTATACAGGGCAGACAGATGTGTCCGCAGCCGGTTCCGCATGTGAAGTTCTGTGGAATATCTTAACGGAAGATGGGATATGGCTGTCAGCCGGAACAGATAAAAAATACGAAGGGGGGGGGGTGTGTGTATGGGAACGTATTCAGAAGAATATACAAGGCCAGTCATGGAGATGGAACTGTTGGAGAGAAAGCGGCTGGAAACAGCGGAAGCCAGTCTTTTGACAGAACTGTACAGGGGAATGCTTGAATGCGGCGCCGTCAGGGACACGGCTGCAGAAATGGAGGCTGGTATTAGATTAAAAGAAGCTGTGCAGGCAAACTGTCCGGCTGATGAAATTATGGATCTGGCTGCCGGATGCAGCGTGGCAGGAAAAGAAGCGGGATTTAAAATCGGATTCCAGGCAGCAACAAAACTCTGGATGGAGGGCATGAAAGGAACAGGGAGCTGATGGGTAATAAATGGTACATGACAGCAGAAGACATTGCCGCCGACCTGGGAATTGATGAAAAGGAGGCCGGGAGGCTGCTCCGGAACCTGGGCGAAAGGATTAAACGGAAGGGCGGATGTTATATAGCTGGCAGGGTTCCGGTGTCATATTACCAGAAGATGAAAGATACGGATTTCATGTCTCCGGACGGGATGGAGGCGGACTGCTGCCCTTTGAATCAAAAAAGGCTTCTGAGCCTGAAAGAGTTCTGTGTGTATGCCAGCTTTGGACAGAATACGGCCCGGCAGTTTGCAAAAAAAGCAGGGATTGAGAAAAGGATCGGGCATAAGGTGCTCTATGACAGGGTGCTTTTTGATGATTGGTGTGATAAAAATAAGTCAATGGAGATGTAGGCAGCAGTTTATAACAGTGGCAGGAAGAAAAAATACTGCTGTAGCATCCGGAAAGCTCCGTATTCGTATTTTGATGACATGGGCTATAAATTATAGGCATGAAGTATAAAACTGGCATAATAGCCTGATTATGGGGCATGGCGGGCAGATGGAATGAAGGATCGGCGCAAATATCTGAGGATTGTCCCCGGAAAGCTGCAACTGACCGGGGACGGCAATACAATTAATGTATGATTAGAATTTGTACTGCATCTGGTATTATACCCGGAAATGCAGTGCGGCACAATAGATTACAATAAAAAATGCAGCATGGATGTAGTGCTGCTGTCTGCCAGAGAGGGGGCTTGGATATGGATAACAGGTATGCAGAATGGATGATGAATCTGGATGCGGTTGTGGAATATTCGATAGGGGAGGCATCAGGGTCAGAACCTTTATTTGTCCTGGAATGTGGGAAAAAAGTAACCGCAAGAGCAGAGGCATATGTAAGAAAAGCGATTCAGGCTGGTATGAATAAGCCGTTAACGGATGAGAAAATAGAATCATTTATTGAAAATGAAATTGGAGAACTGCTGGACTGCATAGATGATGTAAACCATGTTTATTTTAAGAACGGCATGAAGCTGGGGGCTTCGCTGATTCTGCAGCTTCTGGGAGCATGGGAGGATTCGGTAGCAGTCCGTAAATGAAAACTCAGGACAGCAGGGTGCAGCAGTTGTGGTATACTGCTGCACTGCCAGACAGAAAGGAGGGCTGGGAATGACTGAAAAGAGACTGCCGAAAGGCATCAGCATCCGCAAAGACGGGCGGTACCAGGCAAGGTACACGCTGAATGGAAAGCGTTATACGATCTACGGGAATACGCTGAAAGAGGTTGAAAAAAAGCTGCGTGATGCAAAATATGAAATAGACCACGGAATTTATGCGAAGCCGGACAGGATCACAGTGGATGCGTGGTATAAAATATGGCTGAAAGAATACCGGGAGAATGTAGTCCGGGAGACAACAGTTATCGGAAATAAAAAATGCTATTTGCATGTAAAGCCGGAAATCGGACAGATGAAGCTGCAGGCAGTGCGGCCGGAACATATACAAAGAGTTCTCAATAAAATGAAAAGTGAGGGATATTCCGGCAGTTACATTGAGAATACAAGGCAGACCATGAACATGATTTTTTATCAGGCGCTTATGAATGGGATTATTATCACAAATCCAGTTGAAAAGTCTGTTCTGCCAAAGGTTGAGACTGGGAAAAGCGATACGCACCGCAGGGCTCTGACAGAATGGGAACAGCAGACATTTTTAGAGTGTGCGGCAAAAAGAAAGCCTTTTTATGCGGATATTTTTTATGTTGGATTTTCCACCGGCATGAGGATAGGGGAAATAAACGCTCTGGAATGGCAGGACATTGATTTTGGCAAAATGGAGATTCATGTCAATGGAACCATGATAAAGGTTGCCGGAAAGGATTATTATAAAGGGCCGGTAAAGACGGGGAAAAGCAGGCGTACAGTGCCGATGCTGCCTGAGATTGCAAAGCGGCTGAGAAATCATAAGCTGGAACAGGCAAAACTCAGGATGATGCTTGGAGATAAATGGGATCCAGTTAAAGGGCTGGAGCACCTGGTGTTCACTACCATGTTCGGCAAACCTCTTATGACACTGTCTGTTGGGCGGTACATTAATTCTACGGTTAATGCAGTCAACAGAGAAGAAGAAAAGAGGGCAAAAAAAGAACACAGGAAACCGAAGATAATGGAGACATTCTGTCCTCACTCCATGCGTCATACATTTGCTACAAGGGCGCTGGAACGCGGGATTCCTCCGAAAGTAGTGCAAAGTTATCTGGGGCATTCAACGATTGATGTGACGATGAATATTTATACACATGTAACGGCTGAATTGGAAAGGGAGGAAATCAGGAAGATAGCAAATCAGTTCTGAGGATTGTGTGTGCAGATGACCGGAAGGCAGCAGTGGAATATGGACTGCTGCCTGATTTATGAAAAATGGTGTCAAGCGTGGTGTAAAATATAAAAACAGGACATGTGAATGCTTTGTAAATACTGAAAATACTGGCATTAGAATAATTTTGCATACTGTCCCACGAGGACAATATGCTGTTCATCATAGATGAAGCGTCCGGCGTTGCTGATCCAATCATGGAGGCGGTACTTGGTACATTGTCTGGTGAAAATAATAAGCTGCTGATGTGCGGGAATCCGACAAGGAACTCCGGCACTTTTTTTGATGCATTTAATGCAGACAGGGCACAGTACCAGTGCCATACGGTATCTTCCAGAAACAGCCCAAGGACGAATAAGGACAATATTGCTTCTCTGGACAGAAAATACGGCAAAGACAGCAATGTTGTCCGTGTACGTGTTGATGGCGAATTCCCAGAGCAGGACGATGATATTTTTATCATGCTTTCCATTATTGAACACTGTACCATGCTTGATCTGCCGGAGGATGTTCCAGTTAAAAGGATTTCATTCGGCGTGGATGTAGCCAGGTATGGCGGTGACGAAACAGTCATTGCGCAGAATGTCGGCGGGAAAATCACGCTTCCAGTTATGTTTAGGGGAAAAAGCCTTATGACAACAGCTGGGAAAATTGTATGGCTGTATAGAAAAATGATCGCAGACTATCCGGCGTACCGTGGAAAGATATATGTGAATATAGATGACACGGGTCTTGGAGGTGGTGTGACTGACCGTCTGGAAGAAGTAAGGCAGGAAGAAAAGCTGGCCCGCATGGTAGTTGTTCCGGTCAATGCTGCTGCAAGGGTTCCTGACGATCTGGTTGAAGACGGAAACAGTAAAGTAAAGGCGTGTGATATTTATGATGATATGACTGCCTATCTGTGGGGAACTGTAAAGGATAAGCTGATCGCAGAGGAATTAAGCCTTGAAAATGACAATGAATTAGTGGCGCAGCTTTCCTGCCGAAAACAAAAAATGACCAGCAGGGGCAAGCTGTATCTCGAAAGCAAGGATGAAATGAAAAAGCGCGGGATTGAATCTCCGGACAGGGCAGATGCTGTGGCGCTGTCATGTTATGAGACAAAAGCCTTTCATATTGATAGTCTGATTAGTTAGGAGGTGATCTGAAAGATGGGACGCCGGAAAATAAAAAAAGCCGCAAAAGTGATAGGAGATAGAAGATCACAGGTTATCAGAGAAGTCCGCAGGGACGGGTACCAGAACCTGCTGAATAAATATGGAACAAAAAATGATGTGTCGGAAAATTATAAGTTCGTCAGTGATGAACCGGTGGCTGATGTAGAGCTGACGCTTAATTATGAAGGCAATGGACTGTTCGCGAGAATCATAGATATTCCGGCTGATGAAGCGGTCAGCAGCGGTTTTACATACGGGATTAGTGATACGGACATTGAAAATTTTATCAATAATTCACTTGATGAGCTCGACTTTGAGGAAAAGGCAGCTACGGCTATTAAATGGTCGAGGCTGTATGGAGGCGCGCTTATGGTGATGATTGTTGATGATGGAGGCGAACTTACAGATCCTGTTAACTGGGATGGCATACGCGGGATTGATGAACTTATGGTTTTTGAAAGGCCGCTTGTGACACCAGACTATGCAAGTATATATCAGCACAGGCCGAACACCGGAACCAGGTCAAAATTCGGACTGCCTGAATTTTATGATATATCCCCTGTATACGGGATGGCATTCCGGGTGCATGAAAGCCGCTGCCTGCTGTTTAAAAACGGCATCCTGCCTTCCAGCACGACCAGAACGGAATATCGCTTCTTTGGAATGCCGGAATATGAGAGGGTGCATAAGGCGCTGCAGGAAACGGTCACTTCTCATGGAAATGGAGTGAAGCTGCTTGACCGGGCGGTGCAGGCAGTATACAAGATTAAAGGGCTTGCTACACTGCTGAACACCGACGAAGGCGAGAATACGGTAATCAGACGGCTCCAGCTTATTGATATGGCAAAAGGGATTATCAACAGCATTGCAATAGACGCAGACGGGGAAGATTACGATTACAAGACGGTGACGTTTTCAGGAGTAAAGGATATTGTCGATTCTACTTGTAATATGCTTTCTGCGGTTACGAATATCCCGCAGACAAAACTGTTCGGGCGTTCACCGGCTGGAGAAAATTCCACAGGCGAAGGTGATATGGAGAATTTTTATAAATTCGTAGAAAGGATCCAGAAGATCAATTTAAAGAATAATCTGCGGACATTGGTTGATATTATTCTGATTGTTGGAAAAGCTAAAGGCAGATATGAGGAAATACCAGACTATACATTGAAATTTAATCCTTTGTGGAGCCTTAGCGAAAAAGAGCAGGCAGATGTTGACAAAACAAGGGCAGATACAGAATATGTCAAAGCGCAGACGGCGCAGGTATACACTGATATGCAGGCCCTGGACGCTTCTGAGGTTCGCAAAAGACTTGCGGAAAGCGGGGAATTTACGATCAATGATGTCCTGGATGAAGAAAGCGGGGACTGGAACGATCTTCCAGAGGAATATTCCGGAGAATCAGAAGAAACCATTAATACGGCGCTATCAGCGGAACGGACTGGTATTCAGGAACGAATGGAAACGGATGCGGTCATACCGTCCGGATGCGGTGTACTTGTCATAAGGGATGGGAAAGTGCTGGTTGGGGAACGTAAGGACAGTGGCCTTCTATGCGGTCCTGGAGGACATATAGAAAATAGCGAAACACCAGAAGATGCAGCAGTTAGAGAAGCCAGAGAGGAATTTGGCATTTATGTAGCGGAACTGGTTCCTGTTACAGTACTTTCTGATATGCCTGCGGAATACTGCCCGTCACAGATATTCCTGTGTACAGAGTTTTATGGGGAGCCACGTGCGTTTAATAATGAAATGGAAAACGCGAGGTTTGAGTCGTTTTCTGAAATCAGGAAACATGAAATGTTCCTGCCGTTCCGTATGTCTGTCGAAAAATTTTTAAATGAGCTGAATGATTTGCACAGTCCGCCTCAAGCGCAAGATGCAGAAGAAAGGGCGCAATATGGATGATGAAGCCAGAAAAAGGCTGATCAGGAGCAGGCTGAAACAGCAGAATGGCGGTAAGAAAGAGATTGCCGTCAGATACCAGTCCAAATACCCTGACAGTGCGCAGCGTGAATACATACGTCTCGTAGATCAGTATATGGCTGTTGAAAAACAGGTAATCTTGCGGTATATGCCAGAACTGAAAAAGATTTTGTGGGAAGACCAGCAGTACCATACGGATGCATCCGGCAATGATAAAAAAAGGAAAACAAGGCGGTTTGCCATCCTGGAAGGTATTTTAAGTCAGCTAAAAGAATTATTTGAACGGATGCTGAAAGAAATGGAAAGCACATTCGGTCTTTTTGGATTAAAGAAAATGCTGGAGAGTGTGGCTGCCCTGAACCATAAGCTGACGGTCAGAGAATGGAAAAAGACAGTAAACAGGACACTTGGGCTTAACCTTTTGGATGATTATTATTCAGGCAGCTTCTATCAGGATATGCTGGAAACATGGGTTTCAGATAATGTGGACCTGATAAGGACAATTCCGCATGAGTCACTTCGGAAAATGAAAGAAATCGTGTACCAGGCATATATGGATGGGAAGCCCACAACTTACATTGTAAAAGAGATACAGCGGCAGTATGGCAGAGATAAACGCCATGCAAGGCTGATCGCAAGGGACCAGGTTGCGAAATTAAATGCTGCGATTACACAGCGCCAGCAGACAGACGCGGGGATACGCCGTTACAGATGGAGCGATTCCAGGGATGAAAGGGTCAGGGACAGTCACAAAAAGCTGAATGGCCGTATTTTCCGGTGGGATGATCCGCCGGAAACGGATGCCGGGCGCAGATGCCATCCGGGACAGGATTATCAGTGCCGCTGCTGTGCCCTTGCAATATTTGATCTTGACAATATAGATTTGCCGGTGTGATCAAAAAGAATGGAGGTGTTGCCATTGAAGATGCGGAGGATGGACAGTATTTCTTTGGATCAGACTTATTATACTGATGAAGGGTATCTGGTAGACCATCCGGTCGTAACTACCTGCGGCATTTTTGGGTATCAAAATGAAGACGGAAGTACACGTCGTGAGCTTCGGTTACCAGAGCATGTATTTTCTGAAAAGTCTTTAAAAAGCTATAAAGGAAAACCTATTATCATTACACATGATGCTGGAGAGGTGGACAAAAGCAATGTTCGCAGGGAGCAGATAGGAACTATTATGAGTGAGGGGTATCAGGATGGAGACAATGTCAGATGTGAGATCATCATTCATGATACGGATGCCTTACGAAAATGTGGATTAAAGGAGTTATCCCTGGGGTACAGTCTGGATACGGTGGATGAACCGGGCAAATGGAATGGGGAACCCTATGACTGCATACAGAAAAATATTGAGATCAACCATCTTGCACTTGTCGGGGAGGCAAGAGCCGGGGAATCGGCCAGACTTAACATTGACAGCAGGGATGATGATTATAAAACATTAAAAGGAGGACGAATTTCCATGCAGAATGAAAACCATGATCTGACACCGGAAGAAATGGAAGCTGCCATTGCCCTGTATAAGGCGCAGAAAGCGGCGGAAAACGTAACCGGCGTTGAAACGGACGGAAACGGGCCGGACGGGGATGTACCGCCCGCAGAACCGGAGGAAAAAGAAAAGAATCCGGTTGAAACAGTAAGGGAAAATATGGACCGGAGGGACGCAGAAGGCGGGAATATGAAGCCGGAAGATGTGGTTGCGGAGCAGAAGGCGGATATCCGGACGCTTCTTGCAGAAATTGACCGGATACAGGCTGCAAATGATATGAATGCCACAGACGGAAGCGGGGAAGAAAATGCGGACTCTGGAGAAAATGTGCCTGAGCAGAAAGAAAAACCACAGGCAGAAAAGCCTGGCGGTGAAAAGGGGGTAAATATGGATTCTGTGGACCAGATGTTTAAAGACAGACTGGATATCTGCCGTATGGCTGACCGGCTTGGCCTTGACGGGGTAGAAAACCTTTCCATAACAGAGGGGCGCAAAAAAATAATTAAGGCTGTCAACCCGAAGATGAACCTGGATGGAAAAAGCGACGGCTATATCAATGCAGCCTATGACATTGCAAAGGACAGCTTTCATGAACGGAAAACCACAGATGAACAGCGCCGCAGGATGGCGAAAGACCGGATGCGGAAAGATGCCGGCGAAGCATGCAGCTCGGATACTGCGCGTAAAAATATGATTGATCGTATGAAAGGGGGAAACAGGACATGAGCATGGCAGTACAGACGTCCTATAATTTTGGATTTTCAAAAGGGGTTGCCGGAGGGCTTTATGACCTGTCGGACCATGAGGTTGCCACGAGGCAGGCTGAGGGCAGCACCGCATTTGGCGTTGGCGTGGTAACAGGCACAAACAAGGGAGTAGACGTTACTGTACCGACGTCTGAAAGCACATCTGCTGATTTCGAAGGCGTGATTGTACATAATTCTGTGATGGCAGAGATGGATATGGATAACAGGCTGGAAATCGGGGATAAGAGGACGGTCGGCTGTCTGCAGCGTGGAAAAATCTGGGTAAAGACAGGCTCCAAGGCAGTTCCAACATATAAAGGGAAAGTGTTCCTGATTACGGACGGGGACGAAGTCGGACTGTTTACATCTTCGGATGATACAGCCACAAAGATAGAATTGAATGCCTGTTTCCTTGGAGTAATAGACGACGGAATTGCAAATGCAGTGTTTTATCCGGCCATTCCTGCTTCAGCAGTATCGGCTCTTGTGGATAAGGGCTGATTGATCAACAGGTAAGGGAGGGACATATTTCATGAAACAGTTTAACAACGATGACTACAGGGCATTAAAAAGCTCTACGCTGATCAGGAGTATTTCAGGATCCGAAGATATGCATTTTGACAGTGCGGAGTCTGCCGGAGTGTTCTTTGCGCGTGAGTTGGATCAGGTGAAAGCAAAGACTTATGACAAGCAGTATCCGGAGCTGTCTGCACTGTCAAATTTCCCGGTTACGTCAGAGGTAAATGAAGGAGCCGAAACTACGACTTACTACAGCTACGATGTTACTGGTATGGCAGAGGTTATAAATAATTATGCGACAGATTTGCCAAGAGTGGACATTAAAGGTGAATCCCATACGGCACATATTAAATCCATTGGTGACAGCTATGGGTATAATGTGCAAGAAATGAGAGCATCCAGGCTTGCCGGAAAATCTCTGGATGCAAGGAAAGGAGCAGCAGCAAGACGGGCCTCTGATTATGCTGTGAACAAAATTGCATGGGCTGGGGATAAGAAACACGGACTGATTGGGGTATTCAGCGAAAACAACGATATCCCGCTGTATACGCTGTCAGAGGTGGAAGTAAATGGCGTGAAGCATACAGAATGGAAATATAAGACAGCGGATCAAATTCTGGCGGACATAAACGGTGTACAGATGTTTACTGATAAGATAACGATGTCTGTAGAAAAACCGGATACCCTTGCGCTGCCGTCTCACACATACATGGATCTTGCAACAAGGAGGATACCGGATACAGATACGACCGTACTCAGCTTTTTGAAAGAGCATGCGCCATATCTGAAAAATTTTGAATCCTGTGCAGAACTGCAGGCAGAGGCAACAGATATTAATACGAGCGGAAAAAACATTATGTTTATGTATACGAAAGACGCAGAGAAGTTCAGTCTGGAAATCCCGCTTCCATTTTACCAGTACCCGTTACAGATCAAAAACCTGGAAACAGAGGTTCCTTGTGAAACGAGGACAGCAGGGCTTATTATTTATTACCCTCTTTCCATGGTTCTGGCATATGGCATTTAATTTAAAGGAGGCTGTTTGAATGAGAGTTACAAATATATCAAGAAAGATTATCAGTATTTTTGGCAAAACGCTCCTTCCTGGGGAAGATGTAAAGCTGGATAACGTAGACGAAAGCAATCCTACAATCCAGTTTTATTTAAAGGCAAAGGTTCTTGCTGTCGGCAATACGTCAGCAGCACAGATGAAAATTTCGGATACCGGGGAAACTGAGCGTGAAAAAATTGCCAGGGAAGCAGTTGAAAAATACAAACAGGAGCAGGAAGAATACCGCAAAAAAGCTGAGGAAAAGGAAAACGAGATTAAGGCTGTCAAAGGTATGAAGAAAAAAGAGGATCTTATCAAAAAAGCAATCGGGCTTGGGCTTGAATTTTCAGATTCCGATTCTGCCGATATGTTAAGGGAGAAAATCATCCATGCACTGAATGCATAGGAAAGGATGGATGTTTTTATGGAAGCATTTGAAATCATACGAGCAACTATGCATGAGTTTTCCGGGGTTGCGGATGAACAGGTCCGTATTTATATTTCTCTTGCAGAACCTATGATCAGTGAGCGGAAATTTGGCAGACTGTATCCGCAGGCGCTTGCATATCTGGCTGCACACCAGATGAAAGCTGGAGGGCTTGGACAGTCGGCGGTCGGGGGCATTTCTCTTGGGGATATGTCTGGCTATTCAGCGATATCCATATCAGAGGGGGATACATCTGTGTCTTTTGCAAGCAGCCAGAAGTCGGGAAGCAGCATATCTTCTGCGGAAGATTACAGCACTACATCTTACGGCAAACAGTTCCAGCAGCTTCAAAACAGGTGCATTGTGCCGATCGTATCCGCAGGTGTTCCCTATGGCATCTAGGATCAGGGATACGCTTACGCCGGAGGGGGAGCGGTTTTATCGGATGCTTGCGGAACTTGCTGACAAGGAGGTCCGCATAGGGTTCCAGCATGGGGAGGCAGCCGAAGATGATGGTACGGATATCTGTGATATTGCTGCGTGGAATGAGCTTGGCACGGAGCATATTCCGTCCAGGCCGTTCCTGCGTAAAAGTGTAGATGAAAATGAGGGGAAGATTAACCAGTTTTTGCAGGCAGAAGTAAGGTCGCTGGCATCGGGAAAAACAGCGGAGACGCTGCTGAACGAAATTGGGACTTTTCAGAAATCGCTTGTGCAGGAAAAAATTATGGAAGGAAGTTTTGCACCGAATGCAGAAAGCACGATACGAAGGAAAGGGTCCAGCAAGCCGTTAATTGACACTGGGCGTATGCGGCAGTCTGTCAATTATGTGATAAAGCGGAAAGGACAGGATTAAATGGTATTTTTTAAAAAGCCTTATACACTTAGAAGATATTCTCTGCCAGTGTATATAAAGGGTCATGCATCTGTGCCGTATCAGGATATGCAGTTTCTTATGGATGTACAGACAGAAGAAGATACCGTAAAAATGGATGCAGATGGCGCAAAATCAGGACAGAAGCTGAAAGTGTTCTGCGATTCGCCTTTGCTTGTAGAGGATGCAGAAAGACAACAGAAAGCAGACCGGCTCTGGTTTCAGAGGAAATGGTTCGCTTGCCAGAACAGCAGGCTGAGTGAGAACACCATGCTGCGCCATTATACAGCGGCTTTTGTGGAATGCCCGGATCAGGAAGCACCACCTGGATCAGAACCGCAGACTCAGGAAATATAGAGAATGGGGAAGGGAGTGGTGCAAGATGACACTGGAGGAAGTAAAAGATTCCCTGTATGATACGGTGGAAAAATATTTTGAAGCAGGCACAGTAATCTGGGCAGAGCATGGAAATACGGTGCCGCTGCGTCCATATATGACAATGAAGATGAACGCCGTCAGCAGGGCGGCATTTCCTATTGAGGAAGAAGAAACAAGTTTGCGGCAGCGTGCGTATCAATGCAGCAGCATATTAGAGATAAATCTGTATACAGAAGGGAAAGCGGTTACAGCAGACGAAGGCGTCACGGCTGGTTGTATCAATACGGCAGTATCAGGTCTGAGCAGGTTTTCAAATTATATGGAATCCGAATATATAACGGACCTGCTTGCAGATCAGGGAATTGCGGTTTCACTGATAACTCCGGTGAAGGACCTGTCTTTTTTAGAAAATGAGAATACATGGCTTTACAGGGCAATGGCAGAATATTCGGTATCGTTTGTCATGGAAGCAGATGGTGCTTACGGCATTAGCTGTTTTGAGGTACAGCCAGACAATGGAAGCACAGAAAAACCGGATTCTGGAGGAAACCATGGTGGAGAGACGGGTTCCGGAGACGGGGATGATACAGGAATGGATGGCTCTGGTGATGCTGGGAGTTCTGGAAATGAAGAAAATACCGGAACATCAGATTCTGGAGACGGTGGGGGAACACCAGGTTTTGGCAGCGGCACAGGTACAGATGGCACTGACTCAGGAAACACAGGAACCCTAAAGGAGCAGGATTTCAGTGACGGAGGTACAAAAGAGCTGGCAGGCACGCTGATTGGAACGATTGAGGAAGTTGAAATGACAGGAGAGTATGAAGCATGAAAAACAATCCATTAGACGATATTGTAAAATGTACGGTTGAAATATCCAGCCCAGCGTCCAGTGACGCGACATTTGACACCATACTGATGATTACGCCCGGTCCATCCGGAGCCGGAAAAAAGACAATGGGAAAAACAACGCCCGTGTCAAGCGCAGATGAACTTCTGGACTATGGCTTTACAGTGAATGATACCGCATACAGTGCTGCGACGGTTGCGTTCAGCCAGAACCCATCACCGGATGAAATATATATCTGTATCCGGGCGAAAAGGGCAGAAGAACCGGAAAACCCGGATACAGCCGGAGGGCAGGAAAATAATGGTGGGGGAACAGATGAACCGAAAGATCCTGAAAATACAGGAGCAGAGGTACAGGCGGAACTGGCAGAAGAATATGAGGATATTCGCATGACCCTTGCCAGGGCGAAAAAAGAGTGCGGGTTTTACGGGATTTATATTTCGGATTTCAGGGATTCGGCAGATATTGAAAATACCATGGAATGGGCGGAATCCAACGAGAAGATCTTTGGTTTTGAATATACTGAATATGATAAATTCCCAATTAAAAATTTTTCTTATTACCGGACATTTGCTATGTTCAGTGGCCTTGCAGACGGCTATGAGGAAAGTGAGCAGCCAAAGGCCAACCGCTATGCGGCCCTGGCATGGATGGCAAAATGTTTTGGGTATGATCCTGGTACCGAAACGTGGGCAATGAAAGAGCTTGCTACAGTGATGCCGTCTGCGCTTGATACAGCACAGAAAAAAGAGCTTGAGGAAAATAATACAGGCAAGTTTCTTCGTTACGGCGGCTGCAACATTACGATTGGCGGGAATATGATTGCCGGAGAATGGATAGATGTCATCCGCTTTCGTGACTGGATCAAGAATGAAATGCAGATCCGGGTATTTAATGTCATCAAAGTAAACAGGAAGGTTCCGTTCACAGATGCGGGCATAGGAATGATTGAAGGGCAGATGATCGCTACATTGAAAAAAGGCCAGGAAGTTGGCGGGATTGCCGATACGGAATATGACGATGACGGCAACCCGACGCCTGGATTTACGGTTACAGTGCCAAGGGCGTTAAGTTTTACAGAGGCGGAAAGGAAGTCCCGGAAATTAACCGGATGCAAATATACGGCGCGGCTTGCAGGTGCAATACATGCTGTGGAGATTTACGGGTTCCTGACGTTTTAAATGCATTAAGAATGGCAGAAATGCCAGACAGGGGGAATAGAAATGGCCAACACAAGAGTTACCACATATAACAGCAAGAAAGTAACATGCTCATGCGGAAGCCATATTGTTACAGGCTTTGCGGATGACAGCTTTATTACAATCGAACAGTCCGGCGATGGCGTGACTGTTGTATCAGGTGCGGATGGAGAATTGGCAAGGTCTATCGACCCATCCGAGCTGTTTACAGTTAAAATTACAGTCCAGCAGCAATCAAGATCAAATGCATTCTTCACAAAAATGTATTATGCCGACAAAGACAGTGAGAAAGGCACATTCTCAGTAAATATCAAGGACCTGCTTGGAAAAGACCAGTTTACAGCAGACGTGGCATGGGTTACGAAGCTGGCGAACAAGACAAAGGGCAAGGCGCAGAACAACATGGAATGGACACTGGCAGCCCACGGTGAGATCAAGGAAGGATAGGAGGATAACACGTGAAACTAAAACAGCTTGAGCCGGTTGTGGAAACAGTCGGCGATTATAAATTTTATATTACCCCGTTTCCGGCATTAAAGGCAGCAAATATGACAGGAGAGCTGGCTTCACTTATGCTTCCTTTGTTTGGCGCCCTGGCGCCGCTTGTAAAGGATAGCGAAAAGAAAGAGGACAGCGGAAAAAAAGAGAACGGTCTTATGGATATAGATGCTGGTGAAGCTGCAACTGCCATAGCATCCAGCGTAACCATCGATGGAAACAAAATGGAGAAGCTGATCCAGAAGTTCCTGCTTGGTGGCCATATTACAGTAGTGCTGGAAGATGATGACGGAGAGCCGGAAGGATATCGGCTGGACATGGATATTCTGAATGAAATCTTTTGTGGTGAAGTGCAAGATATGTTTATTCTCTGTTTTTATGTAATCCGGATTAATTTCTCCGGTTTTTTCGGGAAACTCGCCGGCCTGTCTGGGAAAGCAGGGAAGGCAGGGGCTGTCCTGGAAATGGCACAGAAGAAGGCGAGGCAGATTATTTAAAATACGGACGGTTTGACTCCTCACAGTTTTCAGAACTGGAGCTTCGGATCTACATCCTGATAAAAGCGAAAATGGCATCCATGTGGGAAATGAAGAATGTGTATACACTGGATGAAATGTTAAAGCTGTATGCGCTTTATGAAATGGAACTGGATGTAGAGCGTGGCAGGGTAAAAGACCTGGAAAGGAGGAACCAGATTTGACAATAAGGGATATTGCTGTAGCTTTTGGGTTTGAAATTGACCAGAACAGCGAGCGGCGGGCTGAAAGCAGTATACGCGGAATTAAAAATCTGGCTTCAAAACTTCTTGGTGCAATTGGGATTGGTTTTTCTATTGCAGGCATAGCTGGGCTTGCGGAAGCGGCTGCAGACGTGGGTGCATTGAAATCACAGTTTACACAGGTTTTCGGGGAGCTGGAATCAGATGCGAAAAAGAAGCTGGATGCGATTGCAGATGATACAGGAGTAAATGCCAACCGTATGAAAGCCAGTTTTACCCAGATTGCATCATTTGCAAAAGTATCCGGTGTGGAGCAAGTGCAGGCTTTGGAACTGTCTGACCGGGCAATGAAAGCAGTAGCGGATTCATCCGCATTTTACGACCGTTCGATAGAAGCAGTCACGGAATCGCTGCAGTCCTTTTTGAAAGGAAACTTTGAAAATGATGCGGCTCTTGGCCTATCCTGTACAGAAACAACCAGAAATGCGGCGGCGAATGCACTTTACAGCAAATCGTTCCAAGACCTGTCCGAGGCAGAGAAACAGTTTACACTCTTGCAGATGGTAGAAGATGCAAATAAGGCATCTGGCGCACTTGGACAGGCGGCAAGGGAATCAGACACCTGGACAAATCAGCTTGGCAACTTAAAACAGGGTTTGCAGGACTTAAAAGCCGCAGCAGGACAGGGTTTCTTACAACCGGCAGTAAAAGTGCTGAAAATCCTGGTGTCCCTTACACAATGGGCGACGAAAGCTATTGAAAAGGCAACCGGGGAAAATGGGCGGCTGACACGTTCCTTTGATCGTTTTCATGCACTTGTAAAAAAGCTGCAGCCGGCAATTGACAGAATGATGCAGACATTGTCCCGCGGGATGGAGCAGGGCATGGGGCTGATCCGAAGTGTGGTAGAACATCTTGGGGGAATTGAAAATGTAATAAAGATACTGGCGGTTGTTGCAGCCGCCTTTTTTGCTGCCATAAACTGGGGCAGGATCATGTCGGGAGCGGCAATGTTTGTAAAGCTTTTAGCCAGCATAGGAAAGATGTTTTCGGTGGCAAATTTGAAAATACTGGCTGTAGTGGCGGTTATCGTAGTCCTGTTTCTTATCGTTGAGGATTTTATTCATTTTCTGATGGGGAATGATTCTGTAATAGGCACGCTTTTCGACAAGGCAGGAATAGGCGCAGACAATGCAAGGGAGGTTATTTTCCGCGCGTGGAATCTGATTAGGGATTTTCTGCTGGGTGTATGGGACTTTTTAAAACAGGCAGCCGGAATGTTTGCAGACACGGTAAAGGGATTTTTTGAGAAACATGCAGATTCTATCAGAAAGAATTTTGAACGGGCATGGGGCATTATTAAAACGTTCCTGAAAGGAGTCTGGACATTTATTTCACAGCTTGCATCTACTCTGTTTGGCGGTACAGAAGACAGCATCAGGGGAACAGCCAACAATACAAAAGATACCCTGCTTGCAGTATGGAATGCTATACTGGCTTTTTTATCGGCAAAGTGGGATGCTATTTATAACATGGCAAGCGCGGTATTCAATGCACTGGCGACAGTCATAGAAGCTGTATTTGCAGCCATAAAGACATTCTGGGATGCCTGGGGCTCAGAGATTTTAGCATGGCTAAAAATGGTCTTTGATACAGCAGGCGCCATATTAAATAATTTTCTGGATGTGGTTACAGGGATAGCAAACTTTATATCTGCGGTATTCACAGGTGACTGGAAGGGCGCATGGGATGCGGTCTTACAGATCTTTACGGGTGTGTGGAATGCACTGGTTTCATTTTTGTCCGCAGTGTGGGAAACATTTACGGGAATATTAACGAATGGACTGCCGGTATTACAATCACTGTGGGATGCTGTTTGGAATGCAGTATGCAGCATTTTTGAAAATATATGGAATGGTATTGTTTCGTTTTTATCGGGTGTATGGGCCTCTATTCTTTCGATTGTATCGGATGCAATGAATGGGGCGCAAAACATTATTTCATCCGTGCTGTCAGCAATCAGCAGTTTTTGGAGTAATATTTTTAACAGCTTGCTTAATACGGCGATCAGTATTTTCAGCAATATACAAAGCAGCATTGCCAGCAGGGTCGGTGCGATAAAAGATGTGATAGTAAATGGTTTTAACGCAGCAGTCAGCTTTATACAAAGCCTTCCAGGGCAGGCGCTGAAATGGGGCTCTGATATTATAGATGGCATTGTGAGAGGAATTACCGGATCTATTGGTAAAATTGCAAGTGCGGTCAGCGGGGTTGCAGGAAAAATAAAGAGCTTCTTACACTTCTCTGTACCGGATGAAGGACCACTTACGGAATATGAAAGCTGGATGCCTGATTTTATGAGCGGACTGGCAAAGGGAATTTATGATAATAAGGATCTGGTACTTGACAATGTAAAAATGCTTGCTGATGGAATGTCACTGATAATGCAGTCTGCAACAGCAATGCCATCAACGGTAGCATTTGGAACCATGAACACAAGTAACAACAGCGTTACGCAGAATGTCAATATCAACAACAGCTATTCTGGTGGAAACCGTGACGATGCAAGGAGCGTATCACGCGCAATGAAAAAATCTGCTGTGGATGCTACAACACAAATGGCGCGTGCGCTGGAATATGCAAGGGGGTAATGGAGGTGGCGCAGAGGGAATTTGCAAAGTTTAACAGCAAAACGAAAAAAAAGAAAAAGAAATTAAAGCCGGTAGCAATTGCCGGTATAGAGTTTGATGCACTGATTGACCAGCAGAAGACACTGTCCGCAACTATACCAGTTTATCCGGTAGAGGAAGGTTTTCCGGTATCAGATACAATTATTTTGGATCCATTGACATTGCAGATGACACTATATGTGACGAATACCCCTGTAACGTGGCTGAAACGGCATGGGGCTTCCAGAGGTCGTGTCAATGAGATCAGCAATAAGATTGAAGATATGTGGATGGACAGGAAGCTGGTAAAGATTGTAACGCCGGATGCAATATATACAACCATGGGAATAACAAGCATTACGATTAAAAAGTCGGCAGAGCTGGGGTATTCCCGTGAGGTATCTGTTACGGCACAGAAAGTAAGGAAGACAAAGAAAAAAACTGTCAAAGTGCCAAAATACAAGCTGAAAAGCGGACAAACAAAAGCAAAGACAGGAAAAAGCCAGACATCTCCAACAAGTAAGAGGTCTGGATCTTCAAACAGTACCGCTTCCAGTAGTACCGCTTCCGGTGGTTCATCCAGCAGCGCGTCTTCGCATAGTGCATCTGGGAATAGTTCCTCAAAAAAGAGCCAGTCAATCTTATATGGCGTGGCCAAAGGTTTGAAGTTCCTTTAGAGGGGAGTTTTTTAATGATATATATAACCGTGCCAGATGAAAACGATAGTATGTCACAACTTACCATAAATGAGACAGATTATAATATCCGTTTCACTTACAATGAATCCTATGATTACTGGAGCTTCGGGCTGTATGATTCGGACGAGGAGCCGGTGATTGCTATGACAAGGATTGTTCCGGATTTTCCACTTTTTCATTTTTACTCTGGAGGCAGTCTGCCGGATGGAGTGTTTGGCTGTATATCTGATACAGAGAAAGTCGGGCGTGAGGCTTTTAATGAGGGGACAGCGGAATTTGTTTTCATACCGTCAGATGAAATGGATAATTAGTAATGAGGTGTTGAATATGGCATATGAAAAAAACTGGCTCAGGACTTATACGCTGAAAGCCGGAAAAGCCGGTTCCAAAGGCTTTGAAATTGGAAACACAAAAAGCATAGATCAGACTGTGCTTCATATTTCCTTTTCCATTGAAAAGTCAGATGCTGAATCGGCGAATACAGCAAAGGTGCAGATCTGGAACTTGTCAGATAAAAATTTAAAAATATTAGAAGAAAAAGACTGTATTGTGGAATTGAAAGCAGGGTATGGGAATAACCGGACGCTGCTTTTGGCAGGCAATGTCACATCGGTAATAACGACGCCGGATAACGCAGACAGGATGACAGAACTGGAAGTTGTGGACGGACGAGTAGCACTGCGTGATTCAAATATAAAAATTTCGTTAAACGGAGTTGTGGGCAGTAAGACCGTCTACGGAATGATTGCTTCGAAAATGGGGCTTTCCATAAAATATGCAAAAGGCCTGACATTCAAAAAATTGCCGAACGGGTATTCGTTCGTTGGAAAAGGGCGTACAGCATTAAAAAAGATGGCTGTCTGCTGCGGGCATAACTGGTCCATACAAAATGGAGTAATCCAGGTTACGGAGAAAGGGAAACCAGTGTCTACACAGGGTTATCTTTTAAGTCATGAGACAGGGCTTATCAGCATCCCAAAACGGATTACAATTTCAAAGAGCTCAAAAAAGAAGAAAGAGCAGTCAGGATATGAAGTACAGTATTTTCTAAATGGGGCTGTCGGGGTCAATGATACGGTAAAAATAAAGACAGAAAATGTAAATGGATATTTTCGGATTCATAAAGTTGTGCATGATGGTGACAATATGGAGGGCGACTGGGTCAGTACGGCACAGGTCATAAAGGTGTAGGGGGTGTGACATGCTACAGGAATTTGTCGAGCAGGTAGAGGAAATCGCGCAGAGTGTTGTAGATGATATACATACAATTCTTCCGTGCAGGGTTGTGAAATACGATGAAAAGAAAAATCTTGTAAAGGTTAAGCCAATAGGAGAATTTCTTCTTCGTGACGGGGAAAAGATGGAATTCCCGGAAATTGATGAAGTGCCGGTTGCATTTCCTTATTTCATCGCGTGGGATATCGGCATCGTTTTTCCGGTGCATAAAGATGATGAAATGCTATTGTTTATTTCTGAAATAGAACTGGACGAATGGAGGAGCGGAGCTAAATCGGATGCACCGTTAAAATTCGACCTTACGTCAGCAGTAGCGATGCCTGCACTTATAAAGAAGCCAAACAGCCTTCATAAGAGATCTGTGGATGACAATGCCCTCATTATAAAGGCGAAAGAAGCTGAGATTGCAGTACAATACCCGGTCTCTGGAATGAATGTCACGATTAAGGTAAAGGATAAGCTGATAAAAGTTTCAGATAAAGGAATTGATATGACGGGTGATGTAAAGATCAAGGGAGATGTAAAGATTTCTGGTAATTTAGACATTTCAGAGACAGTCACAGCAGATGACTATATTACAGTATAGGAGGTGTCTATGGATATTTTGCTGGATAACAGCGGAGACCTGCTTCTGGATCAGGGTGGGGATATCAGGCTGGAAAATTCTGTCCGGCAGAAAATCCGCATCCGCATTCTGTGGTTTGCGGCAGAATGGCGGTGGGATGAAGATTTGGGCCTGCCGTATTTTGAAGAGCTGCTTGTGAAAAATCCAGATACAGAGTATTTTGAAGGGCTGCTCCGTGAGGAGATCTTTAATGTGGATGAAGTGGTACAGGTAAAAGAAGTAACTATACTGTATGACAGCCAGACAAGAGAGGCAGCTATACAGTATGTTGCTCTGACTGACTTGGAAACCATACGGGAGGAAGTGAAGATATGCCGGAGTATGGAGTAACAGATAAGGGTTTTGTTTTGAAACGCATGGATTCTATTCTGGAAGAAATCCATGAGGAACTTACAGAGGGGTTTGGATTTGACACCAGCTTGCAAGAAGCGTCTTTTCTGAATGTCCTTGTCACGACGTTTGCCGGACAGGTTGCGGATTTGTGGGAAACGGCACAGGACAGCTATTATGCAAAATATCCGGCAACAGCCACAGGCCTTAACCTGGACCATGCAGTACAGTATGGCGGCATACGCAGAAAACCGTCAAAACAGACATCCTATCCGCTGCACTGCACCGGAGATGACGGGACAACGGTTGCGGCAGGTTCGGTTGTGGCAGCAGATACCAAGCCGGAAATTCGCCTGTATGCGGCGCGGGAATTTATGATTTCAAGAGACAGGTTTAATGAGGTAAACGTAAAGGTTGCCGCGGCGCAGGCCGGCAGTGTGTATTCCCTGACAATAAACGGCAGCCAGTACAGCTATTCCAGTATGGACGCTTCTGAACTGGTGATTTTGGCAGGGCTCAGAGATGCTGTAGCAGATGCGGATTATCTTGTATCTGTTGATGAAGAAAACCAGACGCTTTGTATTAAAGACAGGGTAAAAGCAAGGAGCAATGTGCTGACGTTATCCAGTAATCTTACAACGGCAGATGTGACAACGATTGCAAATTTTAATACGGAAAGCTATGGAAGCATTACGCTTCCACATGGAGTAGTGACAAAAATGATTACAAATGTCACAGGTTTTACTGATGTGACAAATTTGCTGTCACCCGTTTACGGCCGGATGCAGGAAAATGATATAGAATTGCGCCAGGCATATATTGCAAAATCAGCGCTCCGGTCGAATACGATGATAGACAGCATCTGTTCGGAACTGCTGAATAATGTGGCAGACATTGAAACGGCTTCTGGATATGAAAATTATACGGATTTTGTGGATGCCAGGGGTCTTGCGCCGCACAGCATTGAAATGATTGTTGAGGGCGGCGATAACAGTGAAATTGCACAGGCAATCCTGAAACGGAAAGCGGGCGGCATCCAGACAAACGGGAAAATTGTTGTGGATGTCCCAGGGTTGTACGGTGACACAATCCCGATACGTTTTAACAGGCCCGAATACTTGTATACGTTTATGAAAATAACTCTGCATGGCAGCAGGGCGGAAATCCCGGCAAATTACCCGGCGCTGACAAAAGAGTCTGTATTGAATGACACGAAATCTTTAAAAGCAGGGGATGACTTGCTGGCACAGCTTCTGCACAAGGGAATTTATCATGCAGTTGCTGGAATTACTTTCATTGATATTGCAGTTGCCTATTCCATGGACAGCACTTATGTTCCGGCGCAGGATGATTATAAAAATGCTAATATCATTGCCAGTACAAGGCAGAAAGTGTTGGTTGACGGAACAAGAATAGAGGTGATATTTGTTGCAGACAATGAAAATCGCTGATAAATGGCTGAAAGATTTGCCACAGCAGTTTCAGGGAAAGAAACGGATAGAAGTCCTTATAACGGCGTTCGCGAGGCAGATGGAAGAAGTCAGAAAGGTATTTGATGATGTAAACAGGCTTACAGATATTGATATGGCACATGGCATCAATCTGGACCGTGTCGGGGATATTGTTGTGCTGTCCAGAAAAGATGCACAGGTGATTCTCAGGTCCAAGACAGACCAGGAGCTTGGGGATGAAACCTATCGGCAGGTTTTAAGATATAAGTCAATCAAGAATACCTGTGACTGTACCTACGAGGATATTGTTGGAACCATGAAGCTGCTATGGGATGTTGATTATATCACATATGTAGAAAAACCGGAAAGGCCGGCAACGATATTTATGCAAATGCCGCCATTTGATATTAATATCACTGATCCGGCAGCAAAACGAGTACTTGCCATCAGGCCGGCTGGTGTTGGGCTTATTTATGCCGTGCCATATCATCTGGTAGCAGACCATTCACGGCTGGAAAAAATGTTTCTGGTGAAACTGCGTCTGCACTGGTTTATCCCATTCTGGGGCTGTTATATTTTTGACGGCACATGGAACCTTGACGGCAGCGTGCAGCTTTGTCAGAAAAGGCGGTACGATCTGCGGCTTGGCCTGAAATATTATATGGGAATTATTTACGAGCTTGCAGCGCTGCATACCAAATTGTTTGACGGTACATGGAACCTTGACGGATCTGTCTGCCTTGACGCCGCATACCGCAGTTTCCGTCTGAAAATCTATGGAAAGATTGAAAGCGCAAATAAATTAGGAAATCCATCAGTCAGGGAGACACTGGCATTTATCATTGATTTCTGGAGGCTTATCTATTTTGATGGCAGATGGAAACTGGATGGAAAAGTCTGTATGGATGCGACCAGATGCAGAATGGAAGCTGCAGTCAAAACTCATATTGTTGTTAACGGTAATACAGAAGAAATCAGGGACGGGCTGGTTGAAATAAGAAGAAATCTATGGTTTTTAGATGGGAATGTGGCGATGGATGGATCCAGGATATTGAATGCGATGTACAGAAGGGAGGTGCTGTGACGTGGCAAGCAACGTGCTTATAACAAAAAAAGCAAGGGAAAAGCTGGTGAAGGCGAGAGCAGGTGCAATCGCACTGCCGCCGATTGTCGGCATGGCTTTTGGTGATGGAGGATGCGATGCAGATGGAAGCGTGATTGCTCCAGAGGAAGATCAGAGTGAATTAAGGCATGAGTTGTACCGCAAAGAAATTGACGGGTACACTTTTATAGAAGACACCGTATGCAGGTATGAATGCACTTTAACAGAATCAGAACTTGCTAATGAATATATAAGCGAGATTGGACTGTATGATGAAGACGGCGATCTGGTCTGCGTCAAGTCCTTTAAAAGAAAAGGCAAGGATGATGACCTGCAGATGACATATATACTGGATGATGTTTTCTGATAAACGGATTAAAAATAACGGTATTTGATATTTTATAACAATCAAAACATGGAATTAACATATTGTGTTAAATTTAGGAGGCAGCAATGAAAGACTATACAAATAAAACTCCTGTCTTTTCTGAAAGCATCCGTGTTACGGAAACATCTGACCCGGCACATGCAGACAATGTAAATGCAGCGCCTGAGCAGCTTTTACAGAATACGCTGGTAAATCGTGATTCCATAGAAAGCCTTGCCGGAATTGTAGAAGAATTGCTTACAAAGGGAAGCATTTCTGTGAATCTGATAACGATGGATGGAAAACAGTTTGCTACTGCCGATGGAAAAGCATTTAGAGCAACTAAGAAGATTCAGTTTAGATAGGAGGAAAAAGATGGAGCAGTTATTTTTGGATTTGGAAAAGATGGATTCTGTTTCCCGTGATGAAAATTATATACATGTTATAGCGCCTGATGGAGACAGGATTATTAAGATTAGGGATTTTGTGAGAGCAATTACGGATGGTGAATTTATCAGGGCAGGGGCAGACGGCAGGGCCGGTTTTATTTCAGACAGTCCTGATGTGGGCCTTCGCAATTCATTTGCTTATGGTAAATTTCTTGGCGATCATCTGACACCAGAACAGGCAGCTGCATTGGCCGATGGGACATTTAAAGAGATGTTTGTTGGAGGTTACTGGACAATCGGTGGTGTGAATTACCGCATAGCGCATTTTAACTACTGGCTGAATTGCGGAGATACAGCTTGCACAAAACCACATGCAGTGATTGTACCAGACACATGCCTGTACAATGCGCAAATGCATAAAACTGCGTCTGGACAATACGAAGCAGGAGCAGCAAATACGACAGAAGGCGGTTATATCGGAACTGACATGTACGGGACAGGGCTTGACCAGGCCGAAGCTATGGTTAAAGAAGCTTTTGGAGAAGATCATATTCTGTCGCACAGGGAGCTGCTTGTCAATGCCGTAACGAACGGGAAGCCAAGTAAACATGCGTGGTATGACAGTACAGTGGATCTGATGAACG